GCACACTCTTGCAACACCGAGAAAGGTTATTCAGGCGCACCACTTTGGCGCGCCCGCCCTTCAGACCACAAACTTGAGATGGTTGGGATCCATATTGGCTGCGGCCAGGGGCCCGACGGGTGCACATGGAATTTTGCAATTACCATGACAGCGTTGAACAAGTTCCTCCGCATGCATGCACTTGCTGCACCCAGCGCATTCATCATGTGGCACAAGGGCCGCAAGGCAGTTATCAGCGAGGCCAACCACGGTGACGATACAGACGGTGAGGATGATCTTTCTTCCCACCTTTGTACTTGTGAGAACCCTCTTGGCCTCTCGGCTCGTCCTTTCATAGTTGAGTCCAGGGCCAATTGGGGCTCGGGCACCAACACTACCTCTTCCACAGATCGAGACGACATTCAGTTCGATTATTTATCTGACGATGAGGAGTATAGTGACAACAACATCGATGACTATGGCGAAGACGACTTTATCTTTCGAGGTAGAGTTGGAGCCAACGAAGCTGAAGTTGCCCATGACCTTCAGAGGCAGCGCGAGCACGACCTCATCGATGAGTTTGATTATTACCTCAAGGGTGGTGCAGAGGACCTTTTCATTCCCTCCAAAGTCCCCCGGGGCTTTCAAAACGCAGCTTTTGATAAGACGTCCAAGAAAGGCAACCGCCTTTGGGCTGATTTTGAAGATGAGCGTAAAGTCTACACGCCTAGCCGTGGGTGCAAGAATTCTCGCAACAAGAGAAAGAACAGGATGCGTGACTTCGGTTGCGTTGAGTCTGTATCTCAGTATTTACCTGCACGCCCTGGCCTTGACTCCAAGTTTTCGCAGCGTTACTGGGCTACAGCCTGGCAGCGTTTAGGTGGTAAGGCTGCCATCCGCAGCCTTCATGAGCTTAGGCCCACACCCATTTGCAACCCCGCAGGTAGGCCTGAGGTTGGAGATATCCTTGATTCTGTCTATACCGAGGATTCACTTGACTTTCTTGCCTCGGCGCAGCAGTATACTCCCTCGGAGCTTGCTGCACACAGGGAGGGATACGCCCACCGCGCATATACCAATGCAGCGCGCGTGCGCATTGGCCTCATCGGCGACCAGATGAAGAACTCTGAGGGAGTTACCATCTATGAGGAAGTTGGAGAGTGCAACGAGTTGCACGCCACACTACCATCTCCAAAGATCGAGGTCGATGAGGATTTTCTCAATGCCGCCAAGGAGGTTGGAGTCGAGCTTCGCTGCTCTGACGGTAGGGCCAAATTCGTTAAGCCTGCTTACGGGCCCGACAAGATCATCCGCACAATTGCTAAGCAGGCCATCAAGATGCGTGAAGCCAAATGGGACGCCGTTGATGGACGCGTCGCAGAGGATCCAATCTTCACCGGCTATCCGCAATCGAAGGCTTCTGGCTTTGGAAAGCTTGCTGCCCACATCGAGAAGATCATCGACACCCTCGATCCTACCAAGTCATCTGGCTTCTCCCAGCACTACATTGCTGGGCCTAAGGAGTCCTGGAAGACGCCCGAGGGAAGGCGCGAGCTAGTGAACATTGTTCTTTACCGGTTCATGCTCATTTTGTCCCTTGGTCCAGCTGTCATCGGCAGTATGACCCCAGAGGAACTTGTTTTTCACGGCATCAGCGATCCTGAAACTATCTTTTCGAAGGATGAGCTCCTTAAGAGGGCAAAGGACGACGGCGGGTTCACACGAACCATCTGGCCTTCAAGCATCGTGAAGAACTTTGCTCTTGCCATCTTTTGCCAGGAGTTCAACAAGGATTGCATCGCTGGTTATCAGAACGGTGACATCACCAAGTTGTTCACCGGCGTTGGTCATCATGACGAAGGACTCAACCACATGTCTGCCAATGTCGAGAAGATCATGAAAGATCCCCTCACTGGGAAGATGACCGACGGCTGCACGAAGGATTGTGAGAACTACGATTTCTCCATTGCTCGAGACGGCCAGATGCTTGTGGCGGGCATTCGTTTGCACAATACACAGCCTATTCCCGACCATGCCAAGTGCAAGACCGCTTTTGAGTATGGTAGTAGGTCTGACATGTTCGACCCTGCACTTCTCGCTGCACGCGGGCTTACTCAGGTCTTTGCTGCACTTTTGCATTGTGTCATCCTCCTTGAGGGTGCCCACACCTTTGTTGTTGGGAAGAAGCTTTATGCCTCCAGCGTAGCTGGCCAGACTGGCAGTGGCAGTGTCAACACCACGACTGACAATTCCATTGTTCAGTCTGCTGCCCACGAGCTTTCCGGCGCCGTCCAGACTGGGTCTGGCGGTGACGACAATTTGTCTCGACTCCTTAGGGAGTGGTGTCAGAGGACTTATGAGTCCCTTGGGTTCAGGATCAAGCCTGGAAGTTACTCAATCTTTGGATGGAGCGACGATGGTTTGACCTACGGACCCATTTCTTACAATTCCCTCATCGGCAATTTTACGGCTATCAAGCCCTACGAGACAGCTGGCGGCAAGTGGCTTTGGAAGTTTGACAACGTTGAGAAGCTTTTCCTCAACGCCCGCCTCAACATTCCCAACCAGGACGCACTCAAAGACGAGCGTGTCCAGTCTGCTCTTCTTGGCTACAAGACTTGCCTCCGCAACGTCGACGGCCCAGGCAGCTGGTCAACCCTCGTCCAGACTTTTCGTGGCGTTGGCATTGATATCCTCAGTGTCGACCTCGCTGGAGTCCCTGAGGCTCGTCTCGACCCCTGGGTTTATGCCGAAACCATCGATCCTGAGGGACATATCATTAACGAGACCTTTGTCCCACCAATTACCCCTGTAATTTACAGCCTTGCCGACCCCGAGTCCAAGAAGAAGAAGCAAGTTGAACCTCATCCGCAGGCCTTTGGCCTCACACCCGAGGATCAGATTGCTCAGCTTAATGCGCTCGTCATGCGTCTTCAGGCAAAGATTGACAAGGTCCCTGAGATCGTTCATTCTATTGATGTTGTTGATGGTGTAACTGAGAAGGTTCGCGAGACTTCATTCCATACTGAGACAACTTTGCCTCCTTCCATTTCCTCCGTTATCAAGTCGGTTGAGTCCACTGTGCAGCCTGCTGCCGTTGTTCTCCCGCCCGATGTTGACGATGTCTGGGATGCGATCGGCGAGAATAGGTCTCGTGATAATCAGCTTTTGCCTCCTGGCCTTAGC